GTGTTTAATAACAAACTCGCAGCGGTCAGCGATGAGGGCGAATTAAACATCGATGAAAGCATCGGATCATATGTCGCCAGGTTAAAAGACGAAGGCGCAATAGATGACACTGGAGTGGAAGAGCTTCAGAAGTATATGTCTGCACGGTTTATTACCGGCAATCAAAGCATGAACAAAGTCTTAACTGCCATGAAGAATGTAAGTAATACTATTCTTCTCGGTAACCCTATCTCAGCAGCAACTCAGTTAGGAGACTTGTTTGTTGCCGCTCATAGATACGGCATAAGAAATACTTTGTCTTCTATCCTGGACAGTGTTGCTAACAAGACACAGATCAACTCTTTGTCGCTTGGCATCACAAAGATCATGGCAGAGGAGGCTTCCGATGCTACTGGATTAGCAAAGCTTTTAGACGGAGCTTTAACTTATTCAGGCTTTAGAAAGATGGATCAGGTCGGAAAGGATGTAGCCTTAGAGGCTGCGTTCAAGATGAATAAGAACCTGGTCAAGTCAGACAAAGGCATTCAAAAGTTACGCGAGAAGTGGGGCGATGTATACGGAGTAGAGTTTGACTCTCTTGTTGCAGACCTAAAAGCAGGAGCGGTTACGGATAACGTAAAGCTTTTAATGTTTAGCGAGCTATCAGGACATCAGCCAATATCTCTGCTTGAAATGCCGCTCAAATACCTGCAAGTGCCAAACGGCAGAGTGTTCTACAACCTAAAAAGTTTCGGCCTAAAGCAGTTAGACATGCTAAGAAACAGCGTAGGAGCAGAACTGCAAAAAGGAAACTATGGGCAAGCAGCAAGACTCGCAACCTCATACCTTGGAATTGTCACAATGGGTGGCGCTACCGTCCAAGAGGCAAAGAACTGGATGCAGGGCAGAGGGTTTGATATTACGCGAGTGCCAGATAACTTCTTTGATCAGCTTATGATGACAGCTATGACCTCGCGTTATGCTGTAGAAAACAAGCTAGGCAGTGGAGATTATATGGGCTTGCTTATTGAGTCAGCGTCTCCTCCTACTACTGCGTTAAGCAACATAACTAAAGATGTTGTGGCAGCAATAGAAGGAGTTTATTCTGGAGAAGGTGTCCCTGCTAAATCAGCAAGAAGCGTTCCATTAATTGGTAGGGCTTACTACAACTTAGTTGGTGGTGGAGCAGAAGCGTTCCTGGAAAGCCGTAAAGATTAACCCCTTGGTATACGCCTCTCCTCCATAGTGGGGAGGGGCTTTCTTTTTAGCTCCTCTTCAATCAAGAACTCGCAGAACTGCTTGATTTTTCTAAGGTCTTCAACCCCACCCTTCTGTTTCCATCGTGAAATGTACTTGATTATCGCACCCTCACAGAATCCTAAGTTATTAGCCAGGATGTAATCGATAGGCTGTATCGCTAGGTCTTGGTAGTGACTTCCTGCTACCTGATAATCTGTTGCCTTCAATGTAATTCCCTCTCGTAAGCTGCTAATTGTTCTTGGTACTCTCTGTTGACATGCGTTTGAAACTTCTCCTGCATAGCATCACTGCTGTTAATAAAGTTAAGCATGTCCTCTAGCATCATCCCGGTTGTACCTGCTAGATTTCTTTCCATCTCATCGTCACCCTCAAGCAACTCTGCTAACCAATCAAAGACATCCTCTACATTCTGTAGCTCTAATACAATACCGTCTTTAGTCATTGCTTTAACTCCATCTCCCGCATAGCTCATATGCTGTTTCCTTGTTGATTGCTTAGTTTTACGCGAGTAATGTTCAGCCATAATTCTTCCGGACTGTTAAGATCAGACTGATCAACGCATACACCGTCAGTATAGGTATTTGTTTTAGGGTTGATAAACTTCCTGCACTTGGCTGCGAATTCTGTCTTGCGAATCCAACCAATGACAGCCATTGTATTAGCGTCTATCTCTGTACACAGGATGGCGATGGGGGCTTTGAATGCATCAACGCTTTTAAACAGAAGAACCCCTGTAGAATACTTGGTAGTCTTTACGTCAACTCCGATGTCGCCAAGGAACATATCCACTCCCGCGTCTACACCAAAGTCAAACGGGCTGAAGTCTGCCTGGTAAACTTTTGATACTGCTAACTCACCTTTGATTCCGATCAGGTCTATCTCTTGATCTGTACTGGACTTGTCTTTCCTCTGGTTAATTACACCCGAAGCCCTGGACAACATCGATCTACCATTGGCTGCGCGTTGACAATCAAACAATTCTTTCTTGCTGAGTGTGACTCTTAGCATACACGTTTCTCGTGGTACTCAATTAGTTTTAAGAATTCTGCCAGGATTTCTTCGTAGTCTGATTTATACCGTTTCACAGGGGTAGATTTCTTTTCTAGCATCTCTTCTACGAACTCCCTGCCGTACATATCCTCCATGTACAAGGTGTATTGTTGCGCTGCGCTACCATGTTTCATTCCCCACATATTGCAAGCCGCACACTGAGGATGAACATTCTCTATCTCTAACGCCCAGTATGATGAGTTACCCTTTGGTATGAAGTGTCCACCCTGCATATCTTTGTAGTGTTTAGTGACCCCACAAGAAACGCAGGAGCAGTTTCCGTTATCATCTGAGGCTGCAATTCTGGCTAACTTTTGTACAGCTTTGTAGCACTCTTGCTTTAACTGAGCGGAAGTCTTGGTCTTGGGTGTAGATTTCCGTTTGACCCTGCGCTTCACGGCTCTAGTCATTTCCAGTATCTCCCATCACGCAAAGAAGCAAGAGTCTTCTCTGCTCGGATCTGATCCTTCTCTTCCATCCTGTCATAGCGCATCTTAAGTAACGCTACACTAAAGTTCTTCTGAGTTACTGGATAAGTCTTTGCCGCAACTCTAACATCAAATGGAATCTCGTAGTCCTGTTTAGTCTTTATACCCATACAGACCTAGCCTCTTGGTATAGTGTGAGGTGTACTTGCGATGCAGCTCTATTTGCAGAGCCACTAAGGCATTGTATGTCTCCTTTACTTGTTTGTCTTCAAGTTTATCCAGGCCAATCTGTAGCTCGTCAATAGCCTTGTGTATCACTTCCATCATATCGTTACTCATGACTCAACCTCCCGGTATCCGACCTCTAAAATTATTCCTTTGTACTGGTACATGCGAGAAAGCCTACTGACTCGAAAGCCTTTCTTGTAGGCTGCGATTCCGTAGGCTTGCTTCTCATTATTAGCACACCACTTAGCTTCCTCAAGTGCGTCATTAAAGTCAGAGAATATAATCATTTGCTTGGAAACGGTACATAAACATTAAACTTCTCTGATAGATGACGACTCAGTACAGCGTGTACCTTGTCGTAATCCTCCCGCGAGGCAATAGAAGTAGAATCATCGCCGGTAACCGCAGCCTGAATAGGTTTCCATAGGTACTGCTTCACCAGTTCTGTCGTCCAGGGAATCTCTACGCTTTCTTTGACAGTCTTCTTCATATCGTATCCCGCGTCATTCAAAGCCTCACCAAGTAACCGGCAGTACACATGCAATGCATTGTTCTGCGCAGAGGTTCTGGTCTTCCCGGCTTTCCATTTTAAGGTGACGTACTTCTTGTCCTCATAAAGCTTAGTGATGTGAGCAACAAACGCATCCAGAGATTGCTTGCTGCTTACCACCCAGAACTCTCCCTGAGGTATATCACCTACCATGTCTTTGACTTCATTTAGATCGTCCATCTCTTTTAGCCTCTCTTACATTGAACGCGAGGGCAGGATCTTTATATCCCTTGCCGCCTGAGAACGCGAAAGGTTCGCACTGTGTAATCTTTCCACCCTTACCGAGATACTTCTCAATATCACGATCTAATTTTTCTTGGAATTCTTTACCCGTTAGCATGTTGTTCTCCTATTTTATAAACCTGATCCATCGTTAAACCCAGGGCATCACAGATCTGCTTATATCGATGTACCGTCATGTTTCTCTGGGCTAAGGTGTGAGAGTAGTTAGAACTATGGCAGTCAATCATATCTGCCACAGCCTTATGCCTCATTCCAACCTTCTCGTGTGCTATGCGTATTGTCTTGCCAATGTGAATCATTTCTTACCCTCAAGATAAGGGGGCTTTCACCCCCTGTTTGACTAAAAAGGAAGGTCACCAAGTTCAATCTCTGGTGCGTTAGACTGCATTGGTTTAGCCTCTTTGGGCTTAACTGACAGGCTGAAGAACTTCTTGCCTGACTTAGACTCTTTCAGCCAGGCGTTTAGCCAGAACTCTTGACCGCCTACATTGATCGTCCCGTTGTAATCTGAATGAGTCTCTAGCTCTTTCCTTTCGTTCTTGAATAAAGCCCCGCGGTTAGTATCATCATAATCACTCATGTCTTTCTCCTTAGTTAAAAAACTTTTCTACATTTTGCTCGATCAAATGAACAGCCTGGGTCACACAATTCTCCAATGCTGCGATGTACTCCTCATCACGCTCAACACGAACGATCAGAGGTTTCATAGTCGGGTGATAGGACATGAAGTCCCACCATTCCCTGCCTGTAATCCACAGACATCCCATGACTTGCTGCTTGTATTTAGAGGGTAGTACTCCACCCCTCAAATACTCCACATGCGTAGAAGGAGCAGGACATTTAATCTCAAGACCTCCGTCCTCTCCTATTAGTCCGTCTGGTGAACACCCTGCTGCGAGAGTGTCGTGCAAACAGAATCCAACCTCAGTTACTTCAGAGTCAGTCATCAGTGAGTACAGATCCCTGGCGTCAGGCTCTAGTTCTGTACCCCTTATCATATGGTGAGACTGAAAAACCTCTTCACGCTCGCCTGTTAACCT